ACGGAGCGGTTTATTACCCAGCCGCTACCACTGCGGACCCTACCAAGACCGGCCCAGCCGCACTACGTACGTCCCCATTAGGTGGCGCTATTGTTGCTGCCTACGGTCGGGCAGAACGCATGCACTCAGTTGCGAAAGCCCCAGCAGGGTTCAGCCTTGACCTCGCTAATGTCTATGGACTAGTTGGTACGTACACTGAAGCAGACGAGGGTACTCTATACGATGCCAGTATCAACCCTATTCGGTTGGTGCCCGGCACTGGTGCCATTATTAATGGTGCTCGTACACTCGCCAAAACCTCACCAGACAAGTTCATTCCTATTCGTCGCACACTCAACTATGTCAAGGCACGTCTTAAGACGATCACTGCCTTCGCCGCATTTGAGCCGAACGATGGAAACCTTCGTCAGTCCGTCACAACTGTTGTTGAAAACGAACTACGTAAGTTGTGGGCACAGGGAGGGCTAAAAGGCAATACTGCCGCTCAAGCCTTCTTTGTTACCTGCAACACAACCAATAACTCAAGCAGCACTGTTGCTCAGGGCGAACTTCACGTTGAAGTTGGTCTGGCGTTACAGTACCCAACTGAGTTCGTGATCATTAATGTAAGCCAATGGACTGGTGGCTCAAACGCCGCAGAAACTCTCTAGGAGGAGATTCAAATGACAACTTCAGTAAGAACAGACCCACTACGTAACTTTAAGTTCCGGGTCACTATACAACCAATAGACCAAGAATTAGACACCTTGGCGGGTGGGATACAGAACCTTGGGTTCGCCCAAATGTCCGGTATTGCTGTAACCAACGAGGTCATCCCTTACCGTGAGGGTGGTATGAATACACACCCACACAAGATGGTAGGTCAATCAGACTTCGCCCCAGTGTCAATGGCACGTGGCGTGTTTGCCGACCAAGCGCAACTGTACAACTGGCAACAGTTCATACACGCATGGCAGGGGGGCATTATTGGCGGTTCAGGTGGAAATGGAGACGGTGGAGACGTTGGGACAGATTATCGCTGCGACGTTACTGTGGCTGTGTATGACCATCCTGTTACTAACAACAACTATGCGTATGATCAAGACCCTACTGCGGCCACGGGTTCTATTGGTAATGATCTTCCTAAGCGTCTTGAGTTCACACTCTACAACGCATGGCCCGGATCCTACTCAATAAGTGACCTTAATGCTGGTGATAACGGTATTATGATCCAGCAACTACAACTGCACCACGAAGGGTTTACAGTAGACTGGGACCCTGAACAAGCATCTTAAGCATAACATAACAAGGAGACACAATGAGTATTGAGTTAGCGAGCGTCAGTGACGATATTGCTGATGCCATACAAGCCCCACCACCCGAGATGGGTAAGGCAGCACCCACGCAAGTAGAACTACTTCGTGGAGTTGTTGACCCAACCTCTGGAGAATGGCACACCACTGCCACTGTTCGTGAGATGAACGGCGCTGACGAGGAAGAACTTGCTCGTCTTAGCGCCACACAAGAAGACATCTCATACGCAGAGTACACCACAGCATTACTTACACGAGCCGTTACCTCCATAGGTAGTCTGCCCACTAAGTCAGACCCATCCATTTTGGACAACCTCATTATTGGGGACCGAGACATGCTGTTCCTCGGCATCATCAAGGCCACATACGGAAACGTACGTACCTTTAATGTTTCGTGTCCATCTTGCCATAGTGCTAACGACGTGCGTGTGAACATGGACGAGGACTTCCCTGTCACACAACCATTGAATGATCCTCGTGTACCACGCACGGTGACCTTGCGTAATGGTATGGACGTTAAGGTCAAGTTCCCTACCGGGGCAGACGCTAAACTTATTGCTTCCTCAGGTAGCACATCAGCAGAGCAGAGTACTACTATCATTACACGTTGTGTAGTGTGGGACGATGACCGCTCTGACGCTGTTAAGACCATGTGGGCTAAGGAACTTTCCGTAGCAGACCGCAAATCTATTGTCACTGCCGCTCTGGAAGACCAGCCCGGCCCAAGACTGGAGGAGGTGGAAGCCTCGTGCGCGAGTTGTAGTGAAACAATCACTATGATCATGGATTGGGCCTCACTTTTATTCGGTTAACTTAAACAACGTGTACTGGGATTACAGCGCTGTGTCGTCTGGACATCCCGGTTTCACACTAGAAGACATCCGTACAATGACCATACGCCAAAGGTCGTTCTGGACGGAAATGGCAAAGTGGCGAAACTCTTAAAGGAATGTGGACATGGCAGAAGGAAAGGCAGAAGACACTAACATTGGGTCTCAGGGTGGTTCCGACCGTCCAGACGCTGCCTTTGCTTCTGTCAAAGCACGCTTTAAGACAGATGCCCAAGGACTACAGTCCTTAAACAGAGAGTTCTCGGCACTCAACGACCAGATCTCTAAGTTCACCTCAAACATTACTGTCGCTCTTGAAAAGGCTAAACAGTTTAGTGCTGCTGCTGGGGGCATTCAGAGTGGCGGTGGGATGGGTCCCGGACAAAGTGGGGGGAGCCAGAATCCCACAAAGGGAGCGATACAGCCCCTAAAGGCCAACATCGGTGGCAACGGGAAACTTAATAAGTTTGATTTTATAACCCAGATAGCAGGTAATGCAGTTGGCTGGACGGCAGCCCGTCTCAAGGGCGCTGCCCCTTACATGCTCACTGCTGACCGGACGGGGATGCTTTACCGACAGATGTACGGTGGCTCAGAACTTGATTACCAGTCACGGTTCCGTCAACCATTGACTGGAGGGTTACTTGGCTCTGATGCTATTGAACCCATGCTCGCCCTACAAGCAACCACCGGTATTAATGCGGCATCCATGAAGAAGGGTATTGAGGGCATTAGGGTGTCTTCCGGTTTTGGTTACAGTTCCGGTGATGCCACTCGCATGATTAATGCTCTCGCCCAGCCCGGTTCATCTAACACTATGACCATGATGCTAGGAGCGGGCCTGTATGGCCCCGGAGGCGTCGCCAAGGACCCTATGGACGTTGTACGCACAACTGTGCAGAGGATGGGCCTGACGAACGAGGAGATGGTTCAGGGGGCATTCCAGCCCGGCTCTATGACTCGGGCCAACCTATCTCGCGCTGGACTACCTGAAGACATGCACAACATGATACTCCAGTACGCCCAACAGAACGTGGAGTTCAAGAAGAAGGGGGGCAAGGGAATGTATGACCCTTCTTCTTCAGGGGACCGAAAGCGAATGGGTATTGATGACGCCTACGCCGTTGAGTTTGAGAGAACCCGAGGGGAGGAAGTCAACCGAGAAGAGAAGTTCTATCGCAGGCAAGTAGACAACTATGCACAGATGGAAAAGAACACTCAAGCACTCATTAGACTATCGGCAGCAATAGAGGATAAGGCTAGTGGGGCCATAGGAGCACAGGCAGGACTCATGAACAACAGTTGGATGCGCGCCCTTGGTATGGGGTTAATGGGTGCTGGAGCAGCCGTTTCGCTTACCGGGTTTGGAACCCCTCTGGGCGTGGGCCTTATGGGTGTTGGCGGTGTGGTTCAAGGCATTGGCGACCCCGAGGATGTGGTACAGCCGGGAATGAATGCTTCTTTCCGACATAGCCTGAAGGCTATGGCCACAGCAGCGGAGGCAGACGGTCACCAACTTACACTTTCTAGTGGTGTGCGTGACGTGGGACGGCAAGAAGAGATATTCCGTGACCGCATGGTAGAGGACCCTAATGGCAAGACCGAATGGGAGGGAAAGAGGTGGACGTTAAAAGCAGGAATGGCCCCTGTGGCCCCACCCGGTAGGTCCCTACACAACTTTGGGTACGCCGCCGACATTGGACCATCTTCCGCTTACGATTGGATACGTAAGAATGCCTCTAAGTTCGGTCTGGCTAATGGTGACCGTATTGGTGAGCCTTGGCATATAACCCTCGCAGGCATACAGACCGTGAGAGACCTTCCCCAAGGGTCACGTCCTGTGGGTGCCGGGCGATCCTCGTCATCTTCCGCAGACGCCCGATCACGGTCAGGGGGGTCCGCAAAGACAAGGTCATCGGGAACGTCCTCTAGTAGTAGTTCCCCATTGTTCCGCACTAAGGGCATGAACATGTCCCAAGCCATATCAGCAATACAGTCATCTAACGCCGCCAGTGTCGCTATCGGGGACCCACTGGACTTTGGAGGCGGCGGTGGCAGTGTTACTATCGCTCCCACTATTAATATAAGCGGGTCAGGAAACGCATCCGATGCGGACGAAGTTGCTCGTCGTGTTATACACTTACTTGAAACATCAGAGGCTGTTCGGTCTCTCAGGAGATCATAATGGCATTTGAGAACGATAACTTTGAGTTTCCTCGTGAGGTGCCCACCGATAAACACATACATCGTGGGTACGTACGTTTACTAGATGAGGTATTCTCTGGTACTGCTGACACGGACACTAGTAACCTCGCTGCAAAACTGAACTTCCAGTTCAACCCTAACCAACTCACGAGGTCCGTGTCTGCCCGTACGGACACACAGTTGTGGATTAACCAAGCGCCCTCACAGTTACTCCAACCCGCCATTGGTGATATGACCTTTGGTTGGACCATGCTCCTTAACCGAGAGGCAGAGGTAGCAGATTATGAAGGACGTAATAACCCTAGTAGCCGACGAGACTCTCTAGAAGAGGACGCCACCCTGTCTGCTGGACCCGCAAACCTCGGTAGGGACAGCGCTGATGTGACGGTGCACTTATGGAATCCGGGCAGGGTCGGGGTAGTTCACGACATAGATATACTTGACCGTATTGTTGGACAACGTATAACTGAAGAGCAGATTGAGTTCTCTAATATGCAACACAAACAACTAGTAAAGATTGGGGTTATAACGGAAGAAGAAGATGATGATGATGAAAACTCTTACCAAAGAGTATCTGGGGATACCATAGTATCCGCTAACGCCCATAACTCAGCGTTCCTAATACCTAACCCTATACGAGCAGTATTCTCAGAGTCCTTCATGATTGATGGGTATGTCAGTAATGTGACGGTATCTTTTCAGAAGTTCTCACCACGAATGACACCCACTGTAGCCATTGTGGACGTAGCCATGCACGCTATCTACAGCGGATTCGCCCGCAAAGAAACAGTGTTCACTAACCTTATTACGGCACAACAACTTGAGACACAAGCAGTAGATGAGGTAGAAGAAGCAGAGCCACCACCAGAGGGCACAGAGGCTTCTGGCTTACATGCACTCGCAGAGCAGGGAGGGGCCGCTATGCCCTTCTCCGGTATAGCCACTGTCCTGCCAAGTTTAAGAAGTCACTCAACTACCCACGCTCTGGTCAGTCCTTCAGGTGTCCTAGAGGGAGTAGAGACAGAGGGATCCTCCATATATGTGGGGGCGCACACTACTGACTCCGTTTTGGGTGAAGAAATAGAAAAGCGTTACGAGGGAGATGACTCTAACAACCTAAACCTCAGTAAGTTAGCCACAACCGCTAAGGTGGGTCTTTCTGTTCGGGCACGCCTACACACCACAACTCTGGGAGATATCTTAAAACTAGTGAGTGACGGTGATGAGGGTGGCTTTTCGTCGTACATACAAAGTGACGTGTTCTTTGGGGACTGGTCAGTAGAACAACGAACAGCACTACTTAAGGTAGGCGTGGACGTGTTAGAGAACGACAGTGAAGAAGAAAATGGCCAAGCACTAACAGAGTTTTCTTATCAAACAGGCCCTACCTTTTACACTCGCTCATTCCCCATTCTTGAGGTAGGCTCTGGAAAGTATGGGGATGTAGGGTACCCAGACACCACTAGTAGCATAACACCCCCTGTAATGTCCGTGGCAGCAGCCACCGAATGGGACCTTGACGACCAAGGACGTTTTAGTTTGTTTACTAGTGATAATCACCTATTAGGAACAGATACCGGGGCGTCTTCTGGATTCATCTATAACATTGGAGCAGGGTTCTTTCATACGAATAATAAAACCCCCTACCCAACCACCCTCACAATTAACCACCAGACAGATCCCGCACAGGACCTTTTGTTTAGTGTAGATTACCAAATCAGCATCATATATGAAACAAGTGTAACATCTACGGAGGGGTTAACTGGGGGAGGGGTGGCTACCATACACGATGGCTCCCCCCTTAAGGTTTTACCCTTGTGTAGTACGTATGGTGCACAAACTCCACAATCTAGAGGATTTAAAGAAGGTTGGGGACACGGTGCTGGGGGGTTACCACTACTTGGAGACAATGGATCGTCATCCATTGTGGGAGATGACACTACTGTACTGGGAGACAGTACACGATGGATAACCAGCGTCGGCGGTGATGCCGGGCCACGACACGCATTCTTTGGGTACCCCACTGGCCAGTTAACTGATGTTGGAGTAACCCTGCCTTATACCAGAATAACTCCGATAGGTAAAGACTAATGACACTATCATCCTCATCACGGTACAAGCGGAGCACTGACAACAGTGGGGTGTCTGTTACCCAGCGAAAAGTAAAAGAGAGCACACGAGTACTATCGGTAGTCACTAAAGAGGGACAGACCATGCAGACACTTGCTGCTCTCCACCTCGGTGACCCTAAACTGTACTGGCGAATTGCGGACCTCAATCCACAGATAGCGTTCCCTGATTCTATTCCTATGGGCACCCGACTGCGTGTGCCTAAGGTTTAGATATGACCGTTGTCACTACCACCCAGACATCAGCACCAAAGCACTCTGTTGACGTATCCATTGACGGTGTTGGGGTAGACTACAGTAGTATCGCTAAAGTAGAAGTGAGCCTACGAGAGAACGAGCATGACCTTGTCACCCTCGTGTTAATGGGTATCTCTCCTCTAGCGATTACTGACTATGTAGACCGCCCAATTAAGGTCACTGTAAAGGTACCCTACGGAGAGGGATTCACTTTCTGTGGGTACGTCAACCATGTTAACCCTACGCACAAGGTGTCTAGTGGTAAGGCTAACCGTAGCCTGTTCCAAGAAGCGCACCTATATTGCTTGGGCGCTAGTTCTCGTATGCGGGGAAAGACAAACCGTGTGTGGAATGACTTCAAGGTCAAGGGAATGGTAGAAGAGTTCTCTCGTATATATAACTTCTCTTACTCTTGCCCAGACTCTTCCCCTGTGCTACCACGCATGGTGCAACGAAACATGTCAGATTGGGAAGCCCTCACACGAGCATGCGCCCAGTCTGGTCTGGCAGTAAACGTTCACGGTACAGAGATACACGTGTGGGACCCCGTGCACCCAATACGTTATGGTGCTCCATCAGCGAACCTCACTACCATTGAGACAAAAGAAAAGTCCTCCACAATGCCCGGTAGGATCATGGAGTTTGACGGCACCTTTGGTACATCACACGCTTATGGGTCTGCCAGTGCTGAGAGTATCGCTATACTTGATGATAACGGGATGTTATTAAAGGCGAAAACAGAAAACCTCATGGGATCCTCCAAGTATGGAGAAGCCCTAGAGACAGAGATAACTAATGCTCTCCCTATGGAAGCACGCTCGTTAGAAGACGCTCAGAGACGACTACGAGCAACCAGAGCCTACGAGGATGCCTTTGTAGCGACCACCACCACCTCTGGTGTCGCTGGAGTTATGCCCGGAAGTGCTGTCAACATAGAGGGGTTCAATGGTGACTTTGACGGACTATGGTTAGTGCGCTCTATGGACATGAAGTTTAATCGTGGGCATTTCATTACCGAGTTTGGGCTAGGTAGAAGCAACACAGGCAAGGTATACTATGGACAATCCTCTTTAGACGCTTACGAAATAGCGCCCAACCCTAGACTGGACAACGGTAAATGGAGAACAACATTAAGGAGGGGACATGTCTACTCCACTAACTGATTCCCTATTCTCGTCTCCCTCTCAAGTACACCGAGCGATTGTCAGTTACTCAAGCACAACCACAGGAGAGATTCGTGTAATCATCCCGTCGGTCACTGGCCTAGACACAGAGGTACCTGTCTCTTATTATGGACGGGAAGCGCACCCCTTCGCCCTTGATTGGGTAGTACCTAACGTGGGCGCAAACATTATTGTGGCCCGAGAGGACGAAGATTACGTCACTGTTATTTGGATGAACACCACGTACAACCCAGTTCGTGCTGACATAGGTGAGGCCAACCCAACAAAGTACGGGTTTGGTCCGGGACTAACTGGTTTTGAGTTGATGGCCATAACACCTTCCTCTGCTGGACTATACCTCAGTTCCACACACATGGGGTACTGGACCAGCGCAGGATCGGGTGCGTGGCGTACCTACATGGACATCGACGGTAACTTCTATCTGACAGGGAGTGGCAGTGCCACGCACGGCCTGACATGGACCTCCAGTACCAACACTCTCGCCATCACCGGCAACATCACCATCGGTAATGTCAGTGAAGTCCTTGGCGATCTGGGTGATCCTGAGGCCAACGACCCCAATCAGGACAATCCCATCAACTACACGTTCGGTGCGGGTATGGATATGTCTCTGGTCAACCTGCCCAACACTCCGACCACAGCAGGTCTGTTCTTAGGTGCCAACTACCTCGGATACCATAGTGGGACCGGCGGGGCGTGGACCACCTACATGGACTCTACGGGGAAGTTCTACCTCGGTGGGACCAGCGGCCAACTCCAGTGGAACGGCTCTACCCTACTCATTGACGGCAGTGCTGCCATCTCTGGCACGGTCACGGTCGGTGGGACCGCTGCGTCCACGGTAGCCAGTGGTGCTGCCTCCGGGGCCTCGGCAGTGCAGGATGGGGATGGCTCACTTAACCTGACCTTGACCGATGGGGCCGTTGGTGGCTGGGAGATAACTACGGGGATGCTCACCGGAGGCTCAGGCTCCTACAAGATAGAACTGGATCAGGCCAACAGACGCATCTCCGCTGGTGGTGGCCGTGCGGTCATGAGAGCAGACTCTACTGGCCGTGTGGTTATTGGTATTGATGCTTCCGCTGGTAACGCCCCAACGTATAACAACTCCGGCGGCGATGTAGTCATGGAGCGCACGTCAGGAGGAACTGCACGGTTCTCCTGTGGCAACAAACTCACATGGAACGGGTCTGCCCTTTCTATTTCTGGGGATGTCACTGCTACCTCGGGTTCATTCACGGGGGAAGTCTATGCCTCAAGTGGTTCATTTGCTGGTTCGCTGTCTGCTGCTACAGGTACGTTTGCTGGTTCGCTGTCTGCTGCTACAGGTACGTTTACGGGTGACATTACTGGTGCGTCGGGGGTATTTGCTGGTTCTTTGTCAGCATCGAACATCACGGCAGGCTCAATGAGTGCAGCCTATATTACAACAGGGGTAATGAATGCTGCCCGCATCAACGGTGGCACCATTACCGGCGCATCTGTAAACGTGACCGGAAGCGGGGAGTCCCTCGTGGTTGGTGGTTATGGTACGGGGCGCGTAACGTTTAATCAATCCTCATGGCTTGCATCCGCTATCCGTTTCGGCTCATCAAGCGACGACGATGCCTACGGAGCAATAACTTACGGGAGTTATTCTTACAATGGGTATACGTTTAACGGCATCTCAATCATTAACAACTCCCAGTCCGCTGGTATCGCTGTAAGGAACACGGGGTCCTACAACATCACATTAGATTCGGGGTCTGGCATACTGCTTGATACTGGAACAAACGCGGTTCGCGTCGAAGGCGATTTTCAAGTAAGAGACAGCGGTACTGGGACGATGCTACTCGTTGACTATAGTGCCAGCAGGGTCGGCATCAATGACAGCACCCCCTCATACACCTTAGACGTAAACGGTACCTGTCGTGCCAGCACTCTCCGATCCAACGGATGGATTCATGCTTCGCTCCCCACTACCGCTTCCGGAGCAAATGTCAGATTTATTTCTTCCACGGGTGCGCTCTACTACTATGCATCGTCAGCCAAATACAAGAAAGATGTTGAGACACTGCTGGATTCTGAAGCGGATAAGGTCTTTGCCTTACGCCCCACATGGTACCGCTCTTCTTTACCCGACGACCCTGAAGGTTGGTCGTGGGATGGCTTCATAGCCGAAGAGGTACACGAAATCAACCCTCGTTGGGTTGTATATAGGGATGGTGAGCCGGACTCAATGAACTACGATCAGATAATACCCTCTCTTGTTAATATCATAAAGAGGCAAGACGCCAGACTAACCGCTCTAGAGGCACTATAATGTATAAAGACAAAACAAACAATAGGAGACTCAAATGAGTACCATCCCCACCACCAGTAAGTATGTAGACTTATCACTTCTACACCCCCGCTTTAAGGCTCGCCTAGAAGCGTTCTTTGCAGACCCACAGATCAAAGGACGAGTGTCCGTTGTGTCAGGCTGCCGCTCGTACGCTACCCAAAAGCGCTTGTATGACCGCTATAAGGCAGGCAAAGGAAACCTAGCAGCCAACCCAGACCGTAAGCATGGCGCTAATGGTTGGTGGCGGGGTTCTTACCATATGGAACAAAAAGATGGCTACTGTTACGCTGTGGATTTTCGTATTGTAGGCCGAGGCATTACGAAGTATGGAGTTAATGTTATTGCTAAAGAGTATGGACTTGTTAAAACAGTGTCATCTGAATGGTGGCATCACCAGCCACGTAACTCTACTGGATGGTTTGACGCTCCCAAGATGGGCAAGGAACTTACCAACACCCCCAAGAACCCCACTAAGGCAGAGAAAAAGAAAGTAGACGACGCTCTAACCCGCTACGTGAGTAAGCACCCACTTCGTTACCGTTCTCGTCATGAGGCTGTTCGTGTGATGCAACGAAAGTTAGGCGCCCTCGGGTTTGACGCTGGGCCTGCTGACGGAATCTTTGGTAGACTTACTAGGAGAGCCGTTAAGCAATACCAGCGAGCAAACAAACTTGTTGTTGACGGCATTATTGGTCGCAACACGTGGGCCGCCCTAACCAAGTAAGGATTAGCCAGTGACCACCATCCTCGTACCCTTCCAGTTCAACCTTGGTTCCTTGGCGACTACTAATGATCCTCATCAGGTTGCTCGTCAAGAGATCATTGATGTTCTGATGACAGATAACTACGAGCGTGTTATGAGCCATACCTATGGCGCTAACACCTCGGAGTTACTGTTTGAGGGCTTAGACCGACTTGTTATAGCGGACTACAAAGAGGAAACACTGGCCATGCTTAACGCTCACATGAGCAACTGCTCGGTCACGGACCTAACGGTAACAAACTCTCCACCCGATGGGGCAGGGAGTGGACCCGGCGAGGTAGGTACCAATATGTATGTAAACGCTTATTACCGACTGCATGGGGACGTTACAGCGGCCTCGGTGTCGGTATCCGTTGTTGATCCCGCCACGATCAACGCATCAACACCCCTTTAAGGATAAACATGGCTACTGATTATACAAGCAGGGACTTTGACTCTGTTAAGGCAGACCTCATAAGACGAGCACAACTCACTATCCCTGAGTGGACAGCCTCTACACAACCGGACTTCGCCATGCTTATGGTGGACCTCTGGGCGTACATGGCAGACATCCAGAACTATTACATTGACCGAGCACACACCGAGGGCTTCTTGGCCACAGCAACACAGAGGGCATCCGTCCATTCTCTCGCTCGTATTATGGGGTACACACCTAACCCCCGTACCTCCGCTACCTGTAGCGTGACAGTAGCCAACAGTAGCAGCGCTTCTATCACCGTGTCAGCAGGTACCGTTTTTGTTGTACCAGAGACATCGTCCAAGGACGCTGTATACTTTACGTCCACGACAGACACCGCGGTAGCCTCCGCTGGTTCTTCTGCTGTTGCCGTTAAAGAAGGACGGTCAGTATCTGAAACACTCACCACTAACTTCTCTGGTAACGGTGGGGAGTCCTTTGTTCTCTCAGAACAGAAGGTTGTCCCAGACTCTATAGCCGTTACATCGGGAGCAACTACCTACTCCTATGTGGCACGCCTAACTGACGTGTCCGCTAACACACCATCATTCACCACGGTGACCGACAGTATGGATAATACCCGTATTGTGTTTGGTAATGGTATCAATGGTCTCGTCCCCACCACAGGGTCTACCGTGTCAGTTACGTACCGAGTGGGCCAAGGCATTAAGGGTAACCTTTCTACTAACGCCATAACGGTATGGAACACTCCAGTTGTTGGACTCTCTATCTCAAGTTCAACAGCGTCCACAGGGGGAACTAACCCCGAGGGGATAACCTCTATTAAGAACAATGCCCCCGCTGTTCGCCGGTCACAAGACCGTGCCGTTACCCTGAACGATTACAAGAACGTTATACGTGGGTACTCAGGTGTATCTAAGACCCACGCACTAACGAGCACGTCCTCGGGAGCGGTCACCATTAACTATGCAGCGCTCCCTAGTTACTCTAACTATGAGAACCTTGCTAGTGGAACGACCAGTCTTAGCCTGACCGCAGACTTTGGTAACGCAGGAACAGACATTAATAGCAACCTCGCTGCTTACCTGACTGCTCGTTCTATGGTAGGCGTATCGGTGTCACAGATTAATACTACTGTTAACCTAGTGGACGTGTACATTGACTTCGGTGGTCTAACTGTTGCTGATGGTCACTACCAAGCCACCGTTAAAGAAGCGATCACGGCAGCCATAAAAGCGATGTTCACTTGGGACGCTGTTGAGTTTGATCAGGTCGTTAACTTAGGTGACCTTCTCACTGTGGCCAACTCTGTGTCGGGTGTCACTAACGCCACCATTAGCCACGTTGGCACCAGTGGTGGTAGTAACGTAGGTAACTACGCCATCACAACCACCACGTCAAGTAACATCTATCTTCCCGTGATCAGAGCGGTATCCTACAGTGGTGTTACGGGTGGTATCGCCTAATGACTGAATCCCTACGACTTCGGGACAGTACAAGCAGCCCAGCACTCAGAGACAGTACTGGGTCTGGTGCCCTGCGACAAGATGGGTACGTTACTAACGCACCTGTGCCACTCGCTGGTTTTGTTTCCGCACGTATAGATGACTATGGCACCGTGGACAACTCTTGGCTAGCAACCGTACGTTGGTCTGCTGACGAAACACCCACAGCAACACTCCCCGCTTCTGGCGAGTACAACATTGCTGAGGTTCGTATTATCTACAACTGGGAAGGGCCACCCGAGTTCTGGAACGACGGTATCGTTTTAGATACGTATACACCATTGCACAGCGTGGAGCCTACTATATATCACGATAACATTAGTACTAGTAACTCACTAAGTAACTGGTTATACTATAGCCTGTTCTACAAGTACCAAGATAGCGCTGGCGCTAACTTTGTTACCCGAGCCGCTACCACCTCCGTTCTTGTGCCCACCAAACATGACCTCGGTGAAACCATGTGGAAGAAGATACCTCGCCTTTATCGTCGCCAAGATAAGGCAGGACACTTAGAGAAGTTCATTAAAGTCTTCGGGTGGGAGGCAGATTACATGAGGTCTCTTGTAGACGAACTATTGTCGTCCAAGGACCCACTACGCACACAATACAACTCACTGAATACACTAGCGAGTCTCGTAGGTTCCTCGTTTACTACACAAGAGTTGCGTCCATCACAGATGCGTGAACTCATCCATGACGCAGATAAGTACTTTGATCAAAAAGGTCGCTCTGACGCACTCATTGCTGTACTCTCTGTAATCACCGACTCTGAAGTTAGTTCACGTGAGTTCACCAACACTGGGTCCCCAACCACCTCGGCTTACGAACGTATCAAAGTGTTCGTATCTGCTGCGAGAGCGAACCTAATAGTTAACCCCACCTTAGTGGGCACTCCCAGCAGTTCTGGAACATGGAACTACCTAACGTCAGGAACAGTCGTGCCTGACTACAACAGTGCCTCTACTGGGGTCACCTTCACCACAACCGCTAATACTACAGGTACCGTTTACCTGTTCCCCCGTACACCTGTTCAGATAAAGCGCAAAGTTCCGTACTACTCGTCAGTGGAAGCCAGCATGACGAACACCACGGGACAGATGAGGTTGTATCGTGAAGAGCCAACCAACGCTGCCTCACTACCTGACCAGTCTAAGTACTTCACTACCGATGACTCCACCTACGCTGATTACTATAAGGACCTGACCGTAAGTGATGCACACCGCTATGGCACAGGAGAGTTCAAGCAACGTAGTGGTTTCTATCTGACACCCTCGTACGCAGAGACCTGCGCCATCTTTGAGGATGGTACCACCAACGGGGTCCTGTTCCGTGCCCGGCTGTACGCCAGTGGTAGCACAAGCCTGTACGGGTACAGCCTGAAGTTAACTCGTGTGGACGCTAATCCATCCAGCGCTTCCAGCGCTTCTCGTTTTGACCGATTTGATTTAGCCGTGTATGATGGTTCCACCAACGTACTCACTGCAAACAACCTTACGGTCAATGCCTCTGGAGAACTCATTGATGAGGACACCAGTGCGGTGGTAACTAAACTCACCCAGACCACGGGTGGGATTGATTTCACGCTATTGTTTGACGAGGTGGTTACACCAACATTCGCTGCGGACTTTCAACTACCCAGCGATGACACATCTACCTACGACTTTAGACAGTCGGGTGTGGAGGACCTCTACCCAGTTATTGTTCTTACGTTGGGTAACAGTGCTTCGGTAACTATAGACAAGTGGATATTCCAGCCCTTCTCCGATGGTCCATACTTTGATGGGTCTGGTGTTGATGGGCACTCGTACCTTGATGGTAGTTACATCACTAGCGATTACTATTGGTCGGGCACAGACAATGCCAGTGTATCCCTCTACACACCTGTGCGAAAGAGAAACCGTGCAGCGGTACGAAAAGTGCTGGCCGACAACCTTCCGGTCACCATGTCTACCGAACTAACTGCCTACGCTACAGACACAAATCATGGACACATCGTCACGTTTGATTCCTTGCCGGGAGATGAACGTGCGTGTGACCCGCACTCTTGGAACGCTGACGTGTATACTGAGGGGACCATCCGTACCAACAGCGATTAAGAGGTTTAATAAATGGAATACCTGCTCGGAGCACTAGCCGTCTACAAGACGATCCACCTACTTGAGTTGGCTGTTCCACCAGTCATGCCTTGGGTTAAAGTGGTGACTGCCACGGTACTCGGGTACGGCGTATCCTTGATTTTACAGACCCCTCATTTATTTGTTGACGGACTTATTATCGCCACGGTTGCATCTGGGGTACATTCCCTGCTACGCTTCGCCACGCTCGCTGGCGATCTCGTCATGCGAAAGGCTATACGATAAGGACACGACATGAAACAGTACGCAATAACCGGTTATGGTGACGCTCCAGAAGCAGTTATCCACGAGGGCTTGAGGGAACTAATGGCCTCGGGGGACACACTATTCTATGTTCCTTGGGTAGGCGGCCTGAAGACCAAACCGTCTGAGGGTATGCGTAAGGTTTACGATTTCCTTGTGGACAACAACGCTACGTTCACTCTGCTTGCTAAAGCACGAGACATGATTCATCCTGCCCTCGCTGGTGCCGCACACCAGATTAAAGAGAGCGGTACCGAAGCGCCCGACCTGAACTTTAAGAACCTGCCACAGGAAACAGTAGCACTCATCCTGTGGGACGAAGAGAACCCAGAGCGCACTGACGCACTGGTGTGTGAATACTTTGACAAGGGGCACAGCCTCCTAGACCTGTCTAACGGACTCACCCCAATCAACGTGGTGTCCCCTGTGGACGAACCACCAGCACCAGCACCCGTGGTGGAGCAAGAGGACGAACTAGAGCCACTCACTGAAGAGGACATTGACTCCATGCCACCCGGCGTGAAGAAACAGTTTGACAAAGCGGTAGAAGTAGAAGTAGTATCAGAAAGCAAGGTGGTTGAACAGACGGCAGAGCGGACGGGGGGCATTCATGTGAAAACATCCTTCGAGGCGGGCACTGAGTCTCAGACCGCTGCTACCATTGAAGTGTGCACCACAAGTGGCGACACTTTTCACGCAGACATACCAGAAGAAGTACT